TTATTGCCGGACACTTAACGTGTTCTGCAATTTCCCTTCTCACGCGCGGCATCGCTAGGTTCGAACGCGATGTGTATAGGAGACATCTCCTAGAACAGGAGCTGGCGCGAGCCAGCTCTTCGTCGGAAGTCTCCCCTGAAGACAAGTGGCTGCTCCTTCCTTACGGTTGGTGCGGCAACGAATCTTCGGAGGGTGCGTGATGCGTGTATCGGGTAGCGCTGCGAAGCGCCGCCCTGCCTCTCGTCGGCCCGTGAGGGCCCCCGAGCGGCGTACACGACGTGACCTGACCCCTGAGCTGATTAGGCGATTCTTCGAATCGCTTGATACTCCCGTCGCGCTGTCTTGCTGGCTGCTCTTCGAATCCGGAGAGCATGCTCAGCTTGCGCAGAAGACCATCGATCCACATTCTTATGTGGACTCGGAGGCCTTCTTTCTCGATTACGTGGCTGTGCGCTTCTTATCGAAGTACACGGGGCTGCGTACCGGGATTGACACGACGGAAGTCGCACTCTCAGAGTTCCTGAGGTGTGAGCGCAAGTGTCATATCGTCAACGATCAGTTAACTGACCTATTTATAGAGGACCCAGAGATTGCGCTGAATAGCACAACCTCTTGGCGCTTCTCCAGGATTGTCTCCTGGCTGAGGTGTAAAGTGTCTTCTGTTTTAGGTGATCTTAACTGGTCCGAGGTGGATGACAACTGCCGGTTCGGGCCCGGTGCGACAACTCGCATCGGGGGGACGAAGACCTCTGCGTATGAGAAGTTCCAAGGAACTCCCCACACTACGCAAGGGGCGCTGCGGTACGTACTTGAACGATCAGAAGCTTGGGAGAATTTCTTCCATCGCTTCGAAGTCGTTCCTGGAAATACCGTAACGTTCGTCCCGAAGAACGCAAAGACGGATCGTCCCATCGCTATCGAGCCTTGCATGAATCAATTCATGCAACTCGGTATCGGCGGGGTCATACGAGACCGTCTTGTGCGCTTCGGTGTTGATATCCGTGATCAATCTCGGAATCAACATCTCGCGTACCGTGGGTCTCTTTATGGGACCCATTGTACTGTTGACCTAAAGTCGGCTTCTGACCTTATGAATCGTGCCGTCGTGGAGCTTCTGCTCCCCGACGACTGGTTCAGGGCCATGGACGATCTACGGTCACACAAGTACACCCTCGACGGGAAGTGGTTTACGTATAACAAGTTCTCCTCTATGGGGAACGGGTTTACGTTTCCGCTTCAGACCCTTATATTCTGGAGTCTCGCGACTCTAGCTTGTAAGATGTCAAACGTCGGTTTCTCCCAGGTCAGCGTCTACGGGGATGACGTAATTGTCCCCCCGGAGGCGTTCGACACGTTCCTCCGTCTTCTCAATCTGTTTGGGTTTGAGCCTAACTCTGCGAAGAGTTTTGGCTCTGGCCCTTTCAGAGAGAGTTGCGGTAAGGATTACTTCAATGGGAGAGATTGTCAGCCACTCTATTTAAAGGAGCCAGTGCTTGAAGCACTCAGCCTCGTTAAATTTGCTAATCGTGTGCAGCGCCTTAGTTGCCGTAGTCTGGGTGATTACGGCCGCGACAAGCGCTTCCACTCGCTTTGGCAATACTGCGTCTCTCAACTCCCCCGTGATCTGCAGCGATGCAGGATCCCCGAGGGATACGGAGATGGGGGCCTGGTAACTTCCTTTGAGGAAGCATGCCCCCAGCGTGCCGGGCACGCCCGTCTCGAAAGAGATGGGCGTGTCCGTCCCGCCACCTGGATTGAAGGCTTCACCTATTCTAGGTGGGTCTTCGTTCCAGAGCAGTATGAGATGACTGACATTGAGGGTACGCGGCGAGTTGCGTTATTCACCTGCGAAAGGATTAAACCTCCTTCTGTGGGTTGGATGACAAACGCTCGCTTATCGTCGCTCGAGGTTATCTCGGGCTACGACGCCGTCCGGGACTTCGATGGGAGCGATGGGTGTCCGAATGGGCACGTCATGGCTTTCCATCGTAGAAAAGGACGGTGGGAGAGGCGAACGGGCGTGGCCAGATCTTGGCCAAGCCTTGGGGGATGGTACTAGTTACTATCTCCTTTCCGGATTCTGATCCGGTGGTG